GGTTTCAAGTCCGACTCCCAGTTGGCTATTCGCCGACATGTAGGCCATTAGATGACATCCTTTTCATTAGGGGTTTCAAGAGGTTCCGGTGGCGAGGAAGGGGTCTCGCCACCGGAGTCTGTAGTCGGCTCTACGACAGGCTGCGAGGAAACGGCTTTCGGAGCACTGACTACAGAGAAGCGCGGGTCGGAGGGGTCCGCGTCGAGGTCGTAGGTCTCACCCGGTACGGCCTTCAGGGTGTGACCATCGTGGGAGAGTCCCGTAAAGACGAGTGTTTGCTCGCCGTCATATTTGTAGAGTGTCATCCGGTTAAGTCCTCCAAGACCTGCACTTTGGCGAGCGAGTAGACGTAGGTTCTTCCGAACCGACCGGCCATCTGTTGTGGAAGGTCCATCGTGATGTCGATGTCGTTGGAACCCGTTTGATTCCCTTGTCCCCAGGAAAACACCGCGCCCGTGTCGCCTGCGTTCTTGGAATTGCGAATGGCCTGACGTAATCCATCGATGAAGGTCTCGTTGTCAGCCCCGGCCAGTTCTGACTGCGCGTGTTCGGAGAACATCACACAGATGAGGTGCAGGTCGTAGTAGACGAACTTGCCGTTCGGGTCGTTGGTGCCTCGAAATTCGATCTGGCGTTCGGTGCTGGAAGGGAAGTAGAGATAGATGATCGAACCAGAGTTGATGCCCCAGGTATCGGGAAGCGAGTTGCCCATAATCTGACCTTCGGGCGTGAACTTCGGCGGGAAGCCATAGACCACGTTGAGGAAGGGAATCGTGTTGTTCCCGCCGCTTGCAGTGGAGGCGTTCGTTTCGAGATAGGAGACGATCTGTGCCCGCACTGCGGCTTGGGTCACGAACGTCCCCAGTATTGCTGGAACTCGTCTAAGAGGTCGTACGCCTTTGCCTCGTGGTTCTGGGTATCGACGTTCTTGCCGTCCGCCTCGACGCCGCCCATCGCGCCTAAGGACACACCGATCTGACCACGACTAAAGCACTCATCAACGATGAAGTGAATGACGGCGGATTTGATGGTGGCCGGAATGGCCGAGACATTCACGCCCTCGTCGTGCGAATAGAGCACACGCGTCGCGAGGGGAACCGTGGTTGACACCCCGTCGTAGTTTGCAGCGACGGTCACCCCTTCGTCGTACTGCGCGTCCCAGATGGTTAAGGGCATGCCGGGGTAGATCCCTACCGGCGACGTTGAACCAGGAGCCGGAGTGACCTGAATGCTCGTCGCGTCCGCCGCCGCGTCTGCCGCAAGAAACGTGTTCGCGAACCCATTGACGTACGTCCACTCGCAGAACTGGGGGTAATTGCCGAATCCACCAGGAAGGACAGAGTTGAGACTGACTCCCACAACCGCTGTTTGCGCTGACTGAGATGTGACGATGAACTGATTACGCTCAATCGAGCAGTTCTGGTCCGAGAGCGGGACAGCCGACATATTCGTGCCCGGTCCCCAGCCGTTTGAAAAGGCTCGCACTTCCAGAATTGGCCAGTATTCAGGGTGAATGATGAACTGGCCCAGCCGGTTGGCGAGGTATCGACCGTTCTCATAGCTGACCGTGGCACACAGCGTTCCGGCGTACCCGAAACAGGTGGTGTCTACTTTCGTAGAGGCCCGAACAATCATCTCTTGCAGCGCGGCTTCTTGCTGGTTCTCGTCTCCATCTTCGATCAAGTTGGAGAAATCCACGTTGTTGGCTATCGCGGAGTTGAGAACTTCGGTCTGCGTGACATACGGGACTCGGTTGGTCTGGCTGAGGTTGTAGGAAGCTATGACCATCTAGAGCCTCCAGCCGCAACCGCCACATGAATCTTTGAACACATTTATTCGTGTGCACTGCGGACACTCGAAACCCTGAGCGCCTTGGAACGTCATTCCGACCACCGCGAAGTCACCGGAAGCCTTCAAGAGTTGAGCGTCCGATCCCTCGACATTGAACACGCCTCGGGTTCTTTCATGAACGCGGCCTGAATTGACAGTGACCTGTTCCACGTTGTCGGAGCCGAGTAACTTCATATCCCCCCACGATCTTCGGGGAGCGGCGGAGTTGAAAGGGAGACCCCGCCGCTCGACCCGAATTAACTGCCTACCGTCAGCCCTTTATCCAAGGACGATCTGGCGATAAGCGGACGTGCTCGATCTAGCTAAAGATCGAGGTGTAGCAACCCGAGAACGCAGGCGCACGGAACGCAAGCGCGCCGTACGAGTAGTTCGAAATCGAGTAGTTGAGGTCGGTGACCGGCCATTCGAGCGACACGAAGTCAATCGGGGCGTGGTACTCAACCGTGTTGGAAACTCCCGAGTCCGGGAAGGGAACAGCGAACGAGTGCACAACAGCGACACCCGCAGGCATGTAGCGGTGGGTCTCAAGGTCGATGACCTTGCCCGTCGCCTTGTTCTTCACACCGGAGACAAAGTTTCCGACGATGACGCCTTGACCGCCGTCGTAGTTCACGCGGATACCCGTGGAACTTGAGACACCAGCGGTTTCCAATGCTTCACCGAACGCCGAACGAATCGCGGGAGTCGTCCAGATGACATCGGGGTCAGCCTGGATGCTCTCATAGAGAGATACCAAACCAGCGTCGAAGATGTCGAGCGACACAGCCGCGTTAACCGCTGTCGTGTAGCCCGTGAATCCGGCAGTCGTGAAGGCTGAGATGTAGCCCTGATATGCCTCGGCGGAGAACGATCCGTTGTCCACTGAGGTTGAGGGCAGCGCCGACACGACTGAGTACACAGCAGGGGACGCACCGACACCAACTTCACCAGCAATCGTCGCAGGCGTCGTGCCCTTGTAGTACGTACCGGAGTAGTTGATGTAGACGTTGATCGCCACCGTTCCAGCGGGCACACCCGCCAGGACAGAAAGTTGCACGCCCTCACCAGCGGACGTGTCTGGCGTACCCGAGGCCGTGATGGCCTTGGACTCACCAGAGAAGCCGTTGACGACAGCCGCCGACGTGAAGGTCACGTAGACCGCCGTAGCTGTTCCTGAGGGAAGGCCCGAGGTCGTGTTGGTTGAGTCCACCGCAGCCGTGGCTGAAGAACCCGAGACAACAAGCGCCGCGTTCACGCCGCCGAGGAAGTTCCGCTCTTGACCGAGAAGTCCTGACCACAGGTTCGCGGTCGCAGACAAGGAACGCAGGGAGGTGTAACCCTGGCCCGCGTATTCCGCCTGCATGGTCACGGAGTCAGACGTACCTTCCTCCTGATAGACGACTGTCTGCGAACTAGCCGCGTACGAGATCGCCGGAGGACGGTTCCAGGCAATCCCACCGACCGTTTGCGTGGTCGTAGAAGAGCTGAAGAACGTCTGAAGGTTGTTGACGCCACCCGAAGCGGAGCCAGAGACACCCGTGATGGAGCGGAAGTTGAGCGCTGTGCCCACGCCCTTGATGCGGGGGGTGACGTTGCGGAGCTTCAGTTCACGCGGGACAATCATCTGGAGAACCGGTGACAAGTCGTAGGGGACGAGACCCTGGTCGCCGAACGGTACGACCGACAGCGGGTTCGAGAGGGTCCATTCCTTCTGAATGTCAGAGGTCTGGAGAGCCGAGCGGACTGAGGCCAGTTGGTCTGCCGAGACGGTCTTTTCCAGGACCGCAAGCGCCTGAGCGGTTGAGGAGGCGTTCGACTGGGACTTGGTGATCCCTTCGCGCCGCACGAAACCAGTCTCGCCGCGCATCTTTGACGTGAGACCTTCGAGCAGCGTCTTGTCCAACGCCTCTGTGTACTTGAGAAACTTCTCGGCGCGCTTTTCCTGCGGCACGTCCGAGAACATCTCGTTAATGGAGGGGGCTACGAGAGCCATGAATTGATCCTTTGGTAGTAGTTACAGCGCCGTTAGCGCGGCTTCAAGCTTCTCGGCCTCGTTGTACAGCGCCTGACGGACGGACGGTTCGCCTGTGAAAGCCTCTGCTCTCGCGCGAATCTCCGCTGCTTTGGTGCTGATCTGGTCGTGGGCCGCAGCGTGTCGCCGCTGGTCACTGGTTTGACGGAGGACGGGTCCCCCTGGTGCAGCCATCTCTTGCACCTCTTCGAGTGCAGCCTTTAGCGTTTCCACGCTCTCTCGCTGCTCTTCCAGTTGCGCCTTGTAGGTGGCGATCTCTTCGTCTACGCCGAGGGCCTTGCGGATCTCTGCGCGTAGTTCGTTCTTCGTGTCGTCGGTGGCGTCGTCTGCCGTTGCCGACTTGATGAGGTCAGGGCTTACGCCCAATCCGATGTAAGCCATTGCATCATCTCCTGAATCGTTATCGAAAGGCGGGGTTGTCTCGCCTTCGCTTGCTTCGTGGTTCCACCAGTTGAACCAGCCGTTAAGGACGTTGGTCAAGCACTGGATATCCCAGGACTCGTCATCGCCGTTCACGTA